GCACCAACCGCTTCGAGTTCACCAAGCAATACACCAATCCGCAACCGTTCTTCTTCGATCTCACGAATCTTGATTTGGTTCTCGAAGAACTCAATCTGGTCTTGATCATTCTTCAGTTGCGCTTGTTGCAGTTGCGCTCGCAAGCGGGCTGTTTGTAATGCTTTGACCTCGATGCCAAGTTGCTGATCAAGGGCCGCACGACGTTCGGCTTGTTGTGCTTCTTCTAATTCTTGACCCCGCGCGCCCACGAATCCCAACACTGCACTTACACCAGCAAGGCCCGGAATGTTTGCAATCGATGTCTGAAATCTGGTGGCTTCAAACGCCGCACGCCCGAAAGCATCAGCAAGACCAGTACCCAAAGTGATAAGTTGACCGAAGACCGGAGTGGCTGCACCAATGGCTTTGAGTCGGATTTCAAACGCTTCTAGGCTGGTATCTGCTTTTCAACTGCTTCGCGAGAGTCTTCAAACCCTTTGACGATGCCTTGAGCGATAGCACCGACAGCAGCGAATCCAGCAATCACACCAAGAGCGGCAGAAAGTTGTGACTGGAACTGCTGTGTCGCGCCTGTTGCTTCAAGGAAGCTACCGCTGGCTTTTTCTGTGGAGCGTTGGGCAGTCTTACCAAACTCTTCAAGTTTCCGGTCGGTCTGCTTGACCTTTTGCTCGGCTTCCTTCAAGCCCTTTTCAAGACGCTTGTTGTCAGCCGTGATCTCAACATTCAGAGAGCCTGCCTTCAGATCAGCCATATGTCACCTCATCTTTGCAAACGTCTCGACTTGCTCCAGTAGGCCGTTCCATTCTGGCAGCGTTAGTTCTATCGGCTCGCCAACGCCGGGGAAGAAGTGGGCAATGTACGCCCGTTCTTTCGTCCAGTCCCGGTGAACCAGACTCACGCCCGGCCTCACGCTTGATTGTTGGCAACGATCTCCTCTGCATCTGGATCAATCTCTTCTGCCTGCTCGTCGTTGGATTCTTCCCACGGGTTCCAAAGCCCGCAGACGGCAGCCGAAGCAGATGCAAGGGCAACCAGATCGTCAACCGCGTCAAGTACGTCAGGCTCTTTGCTGGCTCCCTCAAGGGCTGCCGCAACGAACATCCTTGCACCAAGTTCGGTGTAAGCCTGACGCTTGACTTCTGTGCCTTGATCCCATGCCGCCCGAAGTTGTGCCACCTCAGCCATCGTCTGCTTGTTGTCCATTCCAACGGCACGGCAATCATCAATACATTCTTTCCGGCGAGTCTCGAAGATCCGGTGGCCTACCTCGTGGATCTGTCGTACGGTCAGACGCGGCACAATGAACTCTTGCCCATCCAACGTGATCGTGACTTCCTTGTTCATGCTGTTCCTCTCAGGTTAGGCGGCAGCGAGACTGTGGATTCTGTCCAGTCCCGCCGCCGCTTGGTTTCAATACTGACCAAACGGTTGATGTCGTTGGTCAAACGATAGAGCGAGATAGCACAACGCTGTGCTTCCTCGAGTGTTTCAGCGGAGCAGCCGCACTTCCTCGTGATGACTTTGCCGGTCTTCAGCCCTTTGAACTGCACAACCGAGACCCAATCATCGGGCGACTTCCTTGCCATGCTTAGGTTTCATCCCAAGTCAAGGTGATGTCACCAGTGAACTCACCGTCAACACTGATCGAGGCATCACCGCCTTGCGTGCTGGTGGGTGACACGTTGCCAATGACAGCCGTACCTGACCACTGGCTCAATGTCTTGGTGGTCGATCCGGTTTGCAAAGTCACAGCCTCACCAGACTTGCTGAAGTTCAGCACATCTGTTGAGGTTGGCATTGGCTCGGTTGTGCCTGCGTTGTCTTGCATGATGCCAGAAGCAGAGAATGTGCCGGACATGAGGCCACCGCGCTTCTGTGCAAAGGTGTCAGCAAACGAGGTGACATCAGAGACAACCTGCGAGAAGGTTGCTGACCAAGTGTTGAAGAGGATGTTGTGGTTCGCAACGGTGCATTGACCGTCGGATCCGGTGATACGGTTTGCCATGTTTGGCTCCTTAGGTGACGGCCCCAGTGCGAAGCCTGAACTCGGTGATGACTCTAAGGTACTCGCCCTCGACTGAGCGAATACCGTCGTTGGTGCATTCGATTTTCGCACGCCCGTGGTTGTCGATGCTTGGCGTGCTGTTATTCATAAGCGCAAGCAGTTTGGTTTGGATGCCGCCGAGGGCTGTCATACCGTCCTGCTTCCTGTTGTAAATATCGACTTGGAACAGATAGTCCTTGATTGTGCTGCCGTTGAACGTCTGCTCAAAAGGTGCGCTGATCAGTTGGAACGTGGACAGCGGCACGGCTTCCATGCTTGGGGCTTCCTGCTCGTAGATCCGACCGCTCACGGCTGCGTGGAACGAGCCGCCACTAGTGTCGCTGATCAGTTGCGTGTAGAACGCTTTCACGACGTCTTGGCTCATCGTCCACCTCGCTGTGCCGCGAACTTCTTGAATACGTCATTGGCAGCATTGATGGCGGCTTTACGCATCTCTTTGACATTGTTGTTCAGCGAGTCACGCATGTACGGTCTGGCTGCTTGGTTGATCACGCGGCCCTTGCTGTCTGAACCAACAAACCCGAACTCAAGCCGAGCCGCGTAGACCAGCGATGTGCCAACGCGCACAAATGGCTTTTTGCCTTTGTTCTTTCGATCATCAACTTGGATGCTTTGACCAAGTGTGCCAAGATTCCGATACGGGCCAGCAGGTGCAACCGATGGTGGGTTCGGTGGCCTTGATGACTTGAGGTTGAGACGCTTCTTGATCTCTGTCTGCAGCAGTGTGCCCGCTGCGAACACTGCACCAGCCGCCATCTGCTCGCCAAGTTGCATGACCAGTTTGTTGTTGAACTGATAACTCATGCCACCGCCGTTGAATCTTCGGAGCAGTCAACCACAACGTGGGCAAGGGACGCAGCACCAGCAAACATGCCGGGCTTGATCACGCCGACCACTTCCAAGAACCGCACGCTGCTGTCTGCCGGATCGGTGAACTTCAGCCGGTTGGTTGGTGCGATGGTCACGCCTGCATCGAAGTACACGCGGTGCGTGATCACAAGTTCGTCACGACCGGCTTGCAGAGGCTCCGACGCACCGGCTGGCTGGATGAACCCGGTGACGGTTGAGCCATCCGAGTATGTCAGCACCGGGAAGCCTGACGCATCGTTCGCGGTTCCGGCGGTCTGGATGGTGATTGACACGCCATGCTTCGTGATGAGTTCGGTGACGCTCATGACTTCCTATCGATGAACTGAGCCAGAAGTTCTCTGATCCGCTCCGATGATCGGATTGGATCGGATGCACGGGTGTACGAGTATGAGCCGATTGACTCAGACTGCATGGTTGGGTTCTCGGCCTTGTTGCTGTAGGCGTACTGCACCAACTCGATGCAGGCTTGTGCAAGGTCAGCAGGTACGTCGGTCAGTTCGTCAAAGCCTGCGTCATACTCGACGAGGATGCCACCGAAGGTGTGAGGGAATGGCAGCCCTGCGTCAGTGGCTTTGCCGAAGAACAGCATGTCGGCGGAATCCACAAACTCAAGCGTGGCACGATCATCATGCACGCGGTACGGGATATCGTCGCGGTCAGGGAACTCAACCTGTGCAGTCGAGAGCATGACGTTCACGCCGCCTTGGCGGAACAGGTCAATGCTCAAGCAGTTGGTTGACAAGGTTGCATCAAAGCCAGACACAGCGTTGATGGCATCGACAAGGCCCGAAGCCGTGTCGTTGTTGTTGGACGCAAACACTAAGTTGCTTGTCGTCTTTGTGCCGTCGGACTGGTGACGGGTCAGAATCAAGCGGTCGCTGCGAACTTCGACAACTGAACGCAGGTCGCTGGCGGTGTCGCTGCTGACACTGAACGCGATCTTGTTGCCGATGGCTACGCGGCTGATCCCAATGACGGGGTAGTTGCGAAGGCGCAACCGTCGCTGCCCGGAGCCGTTGTACGACTCTCGGTAAGACTGCTTCCTGAAGTTGCGGTCACAGTACCGCTCGATGCGGCTTGACTCTGCATTGATCAGACGTTCGATCAGCGCATCGTCACCGGATGTGCCAACCCCCATGTACGCCTTTGCATCGGCCAAAGATACGAGTGCGTTGTCAGCCAGAGCCATCAGCAGTCTCCTGTTCCCCCCTCAGCCCGGCAGCCACGAATGGACTGCCGGGCCTTTGAGAGGAAGGTCACGGGTGTGAGTGATCAGATGACCACAACGCGGCCTTGCCAGTCGGCGTCGGCTGCGGTGATTGGTCGCTGATCGTTGAGGGTAAACGCTGCAACATAGTTGCTGGACGAGGCAGGCCCGTCAAACGAGATGGTGATGTAGCGCTTGCGACCACGCAGGTCAACGAAGTACAAAGCACAGCCATCATCAGCGGCAACGTTGGTTGGAGAGGTGACGGTGCTGGACAAGTCAGTGCCGGTGATGTCGGCTTGACCAGATCCAGAAGCGTCGGACTCTTGCAACTTGAGTGCTGCCATGGCGCCATTCGACCCACCAGAGGTGAAGAACTGAATGACGAGAAAGTCAGCGTTCAGGGTGTCAATCTCCTTGGTCGTTGCCGAAGCGTCAGACTCGGAGAAGTGTTTGAAGGTGATGTCTTGAAGTGAAATCATTTGGTATCAACCTTTCAATTAGGAAGCAGCCGTCTTGAGGGCAACGATAGCACCGGCGGTGCTGCTGTCGCCAACATCGTGGCAGTTGATGTCAAAGCGAGTGGTTCCTCGAACACCGATCTGGTCGGCCTCAAAGAAGCGATCTTCGCTCACGGCAATCTCGGTAGGCCGACGGTCGCCCATCGTTGCACCGAGTTCGAGTGCGCCGAAGTAGGCACACAGTTGGGAGTTGGCTTCAGTCTTAGGCAAGACGTCAGCAAGCACGACTTCGTAGCCGAACAAGGAAGGCACAGCCACGCCACCAGCGAGGGTGAGGTTGGTGTTGCCGCCAGCGTCAGCGAGAAGATCCAGAACCACGGTGTGGTAGAACTGGGTGGACATGTACCACTTTGGAGTGCCTTGCGAGAAGACGTACTCAGGGGCCAGACCAACAGTGCCGGTGAAGTCAGCAAGCGTCAACTCAGAGTAAGCGTTGCCGGAGCCGGTCTTCTGACCAGCGGAGCCAACAGCGTTCTTGAGTCCGACGATGCCGCCGTTGCTTGAAGTGCCATCACCGTTGAAGCCTGCTTCGTCTTCTGCGTTTGCAAAAGCACGAGCCACTTCGCCAGCCAAGAAGTCGCCAAGATTCACAACGGAATCTTCAGCCAACTCACGACTGTACTTGGTCAAAGTGGCAGCCTTGCGGGCAACCAAGGAGACTTGGTCAAACGAAGCATCGGTCTCGCTGATCGAGGAACCTTCACCAACGAACGAAGCGGTCAGACCGCCAGCGATTCGGTTGATGAGCAAGGTGTCTCGGCTCATGTTCAAGACGCGGGTGTTCGCACGGAACTTGCCGAACTTGGCACGCAGGTCAATGATTGCTTGCTCGAGTTCGTCAGGAACCAAGAAGCCACCGAGTGAGTTGTTGCCTTCACCGTGGGCTTTGATGCCGTAGCGGTCAGACA